CCCGGCGAAACACTGTGAGCTACAGCTATTGCAGTGCCATCAGGACTAAAAGTTACGCCCTGACCACTACCCGCAGGCAATGAAGATGGGTTGGAATACTTTGTTCCAAAGCCAGAACCAGACCAAGGATACGCTGTTATAAAAGGTGTTGTATTGTGAGCTACAGCTATTGCAGAACTATCAGGACTAAAAGCTACACCATTTCCTGTTCCAGTAGGACTAGTTGCAGGATCAGAATATTTAGTCCCAAATCCTGATCCACTCCAAGCATATGCATATACAAATGGCGATGGAGTATTAAAACCTACAGCTATTGCAGCGCCATTAGGACTAAATGCTACACCGCGACCAGTATTTGGAAGTAATGTAGATGGGTCGGAATATTTAGTTCCAAATCCAGAGCCAGACCAAGGGTAAGTACAAATATAAGGCGATGCATTACAAGTTACAGCAATAGCAGAACCAGTGGAATTGAAGGATACATTGTTTGCAATATTTAAAGGCAATGTAGCTGGATCAGAATATTTACTGCCAAACCCTAACGCACTACTCCAAGGATAAGCAGAAACACCCGGTGTAGTATTGTGAGCTATAGCCACAAATTGAGAATACTTAGCATTAGCGCCTGCGCCCCAAGCACAAGCTAATGAACCTCCCAAATATGACGTTGGGTCAGCATATTTAGTTCCAAAACCACTACTTGACCAAGCATAGGCTGATACCCCGGGGCCTCCGCTGTGGGTTATTGCTAAATTTGACCCATCTGAATTAAAGGCCACACCATATCCATCTCCATTAGGCAATGTGGCGGGGTCAGTATATTTAGTCCCAAAACCTGAACCCGACCAAGGGTACGCAGTTATATACGGAGAACTGCCATGACCTACAGCTATTGCAGTGCTACTAGGATTAAAAGCTACGCCGTGTCCAGCAGAAGTAGGTAATGTAGATGGATTGGCATATTTTGTTCCAAATCCAGAACCAGACCAAGGATAAACTACTATATATGGCGATCCATTAGTAGCTACAGCTATTGCAGAGCCATCTGGGCTAAAGGTTACATCTTCTCCATCAACTGTAGGTAATGTAGCAGGATTGGAATATTTAGTCCCAAAACCTGAGCCAGACCAAGGGTATGCAAAAATATAAGGTGATGCATTAGTGCTTACAGCTATTGTAGTGCCACTAGGACTAAAAGCTACACCGTCTCCCCTACTATTAGGCACTGTTGCAGGGTTTGAATAAGTACTTCCAAATCCCGAACTAGACCAAGCATAAACAGTAACAAATGGTGTATTTTCATGAGCTACAGCTAAACTTGCTCCATCAGGACTAAAAGCTACGGCATTTCCATTACCAGCGGGTAATGAAGATGGATCGGAATATTTTGTACCAAATCCGCTACTAGACCAAGGATAGGCAGTAATGCGTGGGTTTGTATTGTGAGATACTGCTATTGCAGAATAGCTAGGGTTAAATGCTACACCTGTTACGCCGCCTGTTGGTAACGTAGAAGGATTACTATAAGTCCCACCAAAACCGCTTGCAAACCATGAGTAAACAAGTATATAGGGAGATACTTGACTACCCACTGCCAATACTGCTGTTGATGCACTAGCTTGTGTGATTTGTGTACTGTTACTTGAAAACATAACAGCCTTTTAAGTGTAATTTTGACCAGCAGTAGAACCAAACCAACTTGTACCATTACTTGTAAATACAAACTTATCCAATTTGTTTGCTGTAGAGGTCAAAGTTGGCGCTGTAGCTGAAGGCCATGACACCGTAGACCATGTTGCAGAGCGAGAGCCTACTGAATCTTGTTTTAAAAACAAAGTAAATGATTTGCCAGAAACTGCCGTTGGCATGGTTATCGTTGCACTAGCTGCACCAAAAGTAATAAATTGCACAGTGCCATTAGTTAAATCTAAAGTAATTGCACCAGCCGAAATGGTGGCAGTATAAGGAGTTTCAACGTAGTTTGTAATCGTGGGATTTGTTAAGGTTGGCGTATTATTTAATGCCACCACCGTGCCGGAACCTGAGGTTGTATACGAAGTACCCCAAGCCGAGCCAGTGGAATTAGGAATCCCTGCGCCCGGATAGACCATCCCGCTGCCAGTGGCTGCAATTGTAATTGATCCTGATGCGTTGGTAATCGTAATGCCCGTGCCTTGAGTCAGTGTTGTTCGGGTAAAGCCTGTGCCGTTACCAATGTCCAATGCACCATTTGCAGGAGTTGTGGTCAGCCCTGTTCCGCCACCAGCAATACCCAAAGTACCCCATGCAGGTGCAGCACTTGTGTTCGCAATGAATGCTTGTCCGGTAGTGCCTGCTGCCGTAGCAACTGGAGCAGCGCCTGCGCCGCCGCCATAAACCACCCCGTATTGGGTAAGCGCGCCGGATGTGGCCCAAGTAGTCCCACTATTAAAGTATGGTATACCACCTGATGTTCCTGCAATTGTGAATGCTGGGGTTGTGGTAGACGAAGCAACTGAAACAATACCGCCTGTCCAACCTACTGAAGTAACTGTGCCTCCAGAACCTGTAGCTGCAATTGAAATGCCGCCACTGCTATTGGTAATGGTTACGCCGGAACCTGCCGAAAGGGTTGTGCGTGTAAACCCTGTACCGTTACCAATATCTAATGCCCCGTTTACCGGGGTTGTTGTTAATCCTGTTCCGCCACCAGCAATACCCAAAGTACCAAAAGATGGGGCAGAAGCTGCTGCTGATATCAGCGCCTGTCCAGATGTGCCAACCGCAGTGTAGGCATGGGCTGTTCCTGTACCATATCCAACACCACCCGCCGTTGCTGTTGCCGTGCTATTTGTACCACCATTAGCAATAGGAAGAATTCCAGTGGAATTAGAAATAACTGATGAAGAAATTTTGATGTAATCAGAACCATTCCAAGCAACAATTGCTTTCTCACCGTTTATCAATCCAACACCTGTAGTGGCAGAACCTTTGACTGTTAAGGTATAACCGCCTGTGGTGTTGTTGTAGATGATGTATGACTTGCTGCTGCTAGGAACAATCAAATTGCGGGCTGCTGTCATTGCCCCACTAATGTTTAAAATTGCATACTGCGCCGTGGTGGATCCAATGTTGGTTGCAGAGCTTGTACCCTGCGTATTAGACAGGGTAACATCAGCCGTTGTTACTGTTACCGCCAAACCGCCAGCAATGGCAATATCCAAATAAGATGTAACGCTGTTGTTTACATCATCGCCCCATGTACCGGATTCTGTTCCGGTAACTGGTTGTCCAAGGGCAAGATTGGTTGTGTAATTTACTGACATTTTTTACCCTTTATGACCAGTTGCCAACAGTAACGTTAGTAGTGCTATTCGTTGGGCTAATTGCGCTAATTTTAAAATAGGAGCCAACACCAACTACAGCAGCAGCAGCAACACCAAGCGATACTTGGGGGATAAGCGTACCAGCCACAGTCACGTTAATAACGCCAGAAATGTACGCCCAACCAACAGTGTTGACAGATGCAGTTGCTATTGTGGTGTTGGCTGCTGTGCTATACGTTGTTTGTGTTGCTGTAGCTGTTGTTAAAGTTGCCGTGCCTTTTTGAGCCTCAGACCGCCACTGTTGTGTAAACGAAGCACCTCCACCAAACGCAAAACCAAATGATCCAGAGGATGCGCTCATGGAGGACAAGCTGTAAAAACATTCAAAGAAGTAAGTTCCGACGGGCAGAGTTACTGTTCCGTTGGTTGTGTTATTAAATATTTTTTGTGCTGCTATTTGAGATGTCAGCGTATATGCAGTGTTAAGTACTACTGACTGTTGGGCAACAAGAGTTGTGCGGGTAGATGCAGCAACATCAGCATAAAACGCTGTACCGTCGTACTCAATTACTCCAGCTTCTGCTGTTGTAAGAATTGTCCCCGACGTAAATTTCAACGGGGCGGTGCTGGCTGTAGCTGTACCGGCTTTAAGCGTAAGAACCGCAGTTGGCGTAGCGCCAATACCCAGTCTGCCTGAAGTATCAATAGTCGCAGCATCCGTAGTTCCGCTGTTTACAACAAAGTGGATACTGTTTGATCCGTATGTACCGATAGCCAAGTCGGTTGAAGCGGCTGTTAAATAAACATAACCCGGCTGATTAAATGCTCCAGATCCAGTAAAACCAGACGAGTTCATACCAAACTCACCGTAGTTTGTGGTGGCAGTTCCTGAATCGTTGGAGATATTAAAGTTGACCGAAGACGTTGATCCAGCGTTTGTGTTTTGCAAGATAATTTGGTTGTAGCCAGCCACACTAGAAGCAAAGCCAGCAACTACACCTGTATCCGTGTAGCCTATTGTTCCAACTTGGAATGTGCCTTTGCTTGCAACAGGGGCTGCACCAACACCAACACGTTGGGCATTATCAATGGTTACAGCCGTTGTAAGTGTAGCTGCGCCGTCTGCGGTTGTTTTAAACACCAAACGACCGGGCATATCAGAAGTGCCGGGGGTTGTATCAACTTCCGCAACAATAGATGCGGCGGGGATAAACGCAGTGCCATCAGCGCCAGAAAATACAAGTTGACCAATTTGGTCGCCAGACTGAACAATTGTGTTAGTACCAAGTGTTGCACTTCTGGATTTTAAAAAATAATGACTTGTTGGCGTAGTATCTGCGCTCCAAATGCCTGATGCAATTGTGCTTAAAGATGCTGTTGTTCCAACAACTTCAAATTTAGGCGTATTGGAGGCCCCAGCATTAATTACGCTTGTAGAGCCAGCAACAATGTTTCCAGTAGTAGTAACAACAAAAGGTGTTGAATCTGGGTTAGTTTCATCTTCAACTACAAATGCGTTTCCTGCTCCATTTTGTGTAATACGCAACGCATCAAATGCTGAATTAGCCGTTACAACTGTACCCTGTGTAATACTATCTGTTAAAGTTCCACCAGTAATTGTTGAAGTATTTATTGTTGAAGTTGCTAAAGTTGCACTTGTTATTGTTCCGCCGCTTATGGTTGGCGTTGTTAGCGTGTAGTTAACCAATGGGTTAGGCGCTGGTACACCAGTGGCGCTGCCGCCTAGTGCAATAGTTACACCATTAATTGTGATGGTGCTGTTTGCAAGCAAAGAATTAGGTACGGTAGCACCATTAGCTGCCACCACAGTAGTTCCATCAACATAAACTGCACGTTCTGATGGTTGAGTAAGAATTACGTTCTTTGTGCCAGATACAAAATCTACCAAAGATCCGCCGTTTGACGATGCCAAAACTGTAGTCCGTTGAAGAACATTGGTTGAGGATGTGTATGTCCCAATTCCAACTTCCCATTGAGTAGATCCAATTATTGCGTAATAGGTTGTATCTGCATTAGATAATACGGAAGAAAATGCAACAAACCCTGTAACCGCGCCAAGCAAAGTAATACTACCAGTGCCAGTCGTTGTGGTTGTTTCTCTTACTCTATCAGCGAGTTTAAGTGCCATAATATTTCCCGTTAATTTGTGGAAATCAAAGTCCACGGATCATAAACAACACCATCAGCAAAAGCACCTTCAGCGTAAGCAGTATTTGCAAACGTAACAAAGTTTTGGTCAGCACCAACGGTTTCAGTTGTTATTACACCCCAATTTGATGATTGCGTTGTGTTAATAAGGCCCCACAGATCGTAGACAAGGCCGTCTGCAAATCCGCCTTCAGCATAAGCAAGATTTGCAAATGGGGCAAATTCATACGAAGTTGCAACACTTGCTGTATCAATGGGTGTCCAAGTAGCCATATCAATTTGAACTCCTAATCAGAGCCGTAGTTGATGTATTAGATGGCATTGTAATTGTGAACGTATTAACTGACGTTTTGTCCGAACCAAAATCCAGCACTGCAACAGACTTATTGCCCTTGGTTACGTTGTAAATCAAAGCGCAACGGGCAGTCAAAGCTGATGTCCAAGACACATTGCTCCAATTAACATAAGCTGTTCCGTCTTGGGTGTTAATGGAAACACCAGTCATTATCTTCCCGCCAGCCGTGTATCCTGTAGCTGACACTTCATTGCTGCTTGAGTAAACAGTTGTATCTGCGTTTAAATTGGCAGAGCCGGTATAAAGAGCGATATAGATCGTGTCCGTAGACAAATCATGGATGCCCTGATACAACTCTTTTTTAAAGCTGGTGGTCTGAGTTTGAACTATGGAACTCATGTGACTGCCTGCCTAAATTGACCACTGCGGTATGCGTCTTGACGCTCCATACCATCGCCCAGACGTTTAGCAAGAGCAAGTGCTTCTTTGTACTTTGTATCGTACAAAACCAACATGTCCTGCTCTCCCTTCATGTATGTATATGCTTCCATCAAGGAGCCATACAACAAAACGGAATCAAAGTTATCGCCCAGCCATGTGCTTTGAGCAGTTGTAATTGACTCTGGGTAATAGTAGTAATGCAATTCAGCAGAATATGCTGCATCCGGGGTAGGCCCAAGAATGAAAGACAACTCATTTGATATAACGCTACTTGTTACAGCAGGGCCAAACAAAGCGTAGTATTTAGGCGTTCCCGTAGTAGACGGGTTGGGATACGCTTCCCGCATAAAGTTAACGTCTTTGTTTAACAAGTATATGTAATCCCCACCAGCGGCTGGATAAATTGCCAAGGAGTAGGGAGCCAGAAAATCAAGTGGGCAAGACAAATACTTATTGCTGGCAGTGAGCGATCCCGTCACGTTTTTACGCAACGAAGGGAACTGAACCGTGTTGTAGATGCGCTGCTCTGCCTGTGTAATAAACAGGTTTACATCCACCGTTTGAAAGGTGTTCTCCGTGTAATCGGAGATTGCAACTACAAGCTCTGAGTAGGTCATGCCATTGGGCCTCGTGCCATTACGCCTTTGGTGGCTGCGCCAGTACCACGGATTTTAATGCCGCTGGTCTTGGGCTGCTCATCACCGGCAGATTTACTGATAGCGCCAATACTTACATCGTATGTATCAAGCTTGCTACGGTTTGGCTCTTTCCCGGGGTTTGCTTCCACGGTTACAGCTTTACCAGTCATGGTATGGGGCTTTGCATAAGTTGAAGCACTGCCAACTTCCTTGCCCATCATTTTTTTACTAAATGTTGCCATATTAACCTCGCGAAGATTTGCGTTGGTTCATAACCTTAGCCATGCCGCGCCCAAGTGTACGCATTTGCATATTGGTTTTGCCGCCTTTAGCCAGCTTCAAAGTCGTGCCTTTGCCGCCTTTGTGTTCTTGAGCGTCATGTTGTTTAAACGCTTTTTTAATCATAGCTTTGTCTTGTGCCAGATCAGATTTTTCCATAATTCACTCCTAAGAAACAGATATTGTTACCGTACCAACACTTGCTGTTGCCACCAAATAATTGGGGGTCAATGCTGTATCAAAAAAACTAGATCCGCCTACCGGATACCAGCCCCACTGTATATCCCTTGATCCACCAGCCGGGTAACCGTTTACATTGTTACCCGATGTAACGTATGTGGTGTCCCTGCGCGGATTTCTCAAAGCCTGTGGATCTTCTACGGGGAATGTACCAAGCATTAGTTGCGGTTGGTCAGGATCCCAGCACTCAGGACACACAAGCAGTTCATATTTCCGTTGCTTGATTATCTCAGTCTTCAGCTTTTTCAGCAAATACTGTTGCCCGCAGCGGTCACATTCTGCAATTGCTTTCTTGCCGGAAGCAAATTGATTAGGCATTATGTGTTCCCAATAAACATTTGCCTTGGCACAAAACGAATAGCTGCCGTTTCGCGGTCTTCAGTTGCAGCCAATTCCCATGCCTCATCATATTGGGACTTGAGGATATCTAACCGCTTGGCTCCATCTGGCACTTTTAAAGCCAAGTAATAAGCCAATCCAGCTACAAGGCAAGGAAGGAAGCGAAAAGGAACATCCATCGTATTAGAGCCGCTGCCAGCATCATCAATGCGGCGCATTCTCCAGTACACAAATTGGTAGTCTGTAGATCCGTCCGGCGTAGGCCAAACAGTTACTGAAGGAAGATTCTGCGTGTAAACACTTGCACCAGCGGTATGGGACACGGCGGTAGTGTTGTTCTGTCCACGGAAGCAGTTATATAGGGTATTCCCTGATATGTAGCCATAGTTGATTGTTTCTGATCCAATCAAAATAAAACCAGTCGCAGGTAATCCAACAACAGATGCCAAGACAATTGTGGTGTCTGTGGATGAAATGGTTGTGCTTAACGTTGTTCCTACGGACGATGTTTGCCCGTCTAAACGCTGGAACCAAACCTGAATCGGGCGGGCCTGTTGGAGCTTGTTAGGGATTGTGGCGTAGGTGCTAATACTGATCCGGGTGATTGTCAAATCTGCCTGCGTGGAAGCTGTGTTAGATCCTGTGCGGATAACGTGTTCCAACAGATCTACTGTGTCTGCTGGGATAGGGTATGTGTTTTGCCCTTGAACAAGATTAATTGTCCCCTGCTCAAATGTCCACATGTTGATGCCACGGTTGGCCCAATCTGCAAACAAAAGATTCAATGACCGGCGGGCTGTCCGAAGATCATAACCAGTACGCAACTCCGCACCAGCGCGTTCAAACGCTTCCTCCACGATTTCCGTGAGGTCAAGGTTAAACGTTGCTGTGCCGGAGCTAGACATTATTGGATCTCCAATTCTTCTTCCATATGCAATGGCATTGCTTCTTCCAAAGCCAGCATTTCAAGCTCTTCCTCTGTCCCGCAGGTGCAGGGGCCATCTTCATTGATGGCGCAGTCTTTCATGTGCTTCATTTTGCAGCCCTCATATTGTCAATTAAATTTGGATATGGGCGACCGGCAGCTTTTGCTGCTGCCTTGGCTTTGGCCTTTTTGGCTGAACTAAGCTTCTTGGGTGCGCCAAGGCTATTAGGACGAGGCTTACTCCACACTTCTCCGCCTTCTGCGTACTGCGTGAAGTCAGTATCGTCCCTACGCGCCTTGCGTACACCTTTGGGCATTTTGGAGGGAGCAATAGCCCCCATGCCACGACTGGCTCTCATTTCATCATCCCACCGCCACAGGCGATAAATGTTCCACGGGTTTTACCCCGTTGACAAATACCATCTGCGCGAGAAGAAGCTGAACCACCAGCAGCCATTTTCTTTGGCTTTGGCGGGGTCTTATCCGCTTTATCAAACTCAACAGTTTCTTTGGCGCGTCGTTTAGCTTCGGCTACATCTGCCGGGGATACATTGGACATATCCTGATCCGGAGCAAAGATTGGTTTATCAGCCATGATTAATCCTTAGCACATCTTGCCGCGAGTCTTGCCTTTTTGGGCAATACCATCTGCACGGCGGGAAGCAGAACTAACAGAGCCACCAGAGGCCATCTTTACTGCGCCGCCTTTTTTCATTCCAAATAATGATTTGAAACGCTCATTAACAGAACGAGTATCTGTCGGGCCGGATCCTTTGCCTGCGCGTTCACGGCTTAGTTTGATACGCTCACTCAGTGGCAATTTGGTTTCATCAACCGGCTCTGATGGCGCACTCATCCGTGCATCTTGCTCACGAACTTTTGCGCGACCGCTTTCAGCCTCAGACTTTGCTACTGCATTACGAATAGCCCGAGATTCAGCCATATCATTGCTGGAAGCCATAGGACGGCGCGGTGCAGCAATTGGAGCCATTCCGCTAGTGTTTTGACCGGGACGAGTGGGCATAGCCATACCGCTACGATCTTGCCCGGGGCGAGTAGGCATTGGGCGGGCAGAAGATTCTTCTACCTTAGAAATTGCTGACTCATCTGACCTCGAACGGGAAGGAGCAGCATAATTAACTTCATCCATATCCGAATCAAAATCACGGCCTTTTGGGTAATTTTTAACTGGCCCAATTCGCGGCTCAGTTTCAATTTTTAAATTACTAACAGCCTCTCGCTCTTCTGCACTTGGCTTAGAAGACTGCATATCATCAGAAGGTGAACGATACGAATCTTCATTGCCTTGGTAAGCACTACGACCGCGACCGCCTTCAGCAAAACGTTTAGTCTTTTTCATGTTTAAACTCCTTAGCAGGCCTTACCGCCTTTTGCCATTTTAATTTGTGCAGCTTGGGTTTTGCCTTTTTTAGCAATGCCATCTGCTGCGCGAGTGAATCCACCAGCAGCCATTTTCTTAGTAGCCATGCCGCCTTTTTTCATACCCATCATTTGTTTTTTGTCCATTGCCATGTCAGCTTTGGAGCCTTCTTTCATGCCACGCTTTTCAACGTCCTTGCCGGACTTTTCAAATTTAGCAAATGGATTAACACCTTTTGTAGCCATAGAACCACCTTGTTTAAACGTTTTGCCTTTATCGGCGTTGGTAAAATCTTTCCCCACGGATTGAGGAACTCCTACTTTCTTGGCAAACGCTGGCGAGTGGGCTATCGCAGCCATGAAATTGTGTTGCTTCTTACTGCTGCTTGGCATCATTTCCCCGCTTGGATAAGTTGGTCAATTTTTGCTTCAAGGCGGTTGAAGCGTTGGTCAATGTGGTCAGTAATGCGCTGAACTTCTGCTTGAGTAACATAATCACGGGCAACTTCCTCGCGAGTTTTATTTAACAGAATGCTAATGCGCTGGAGTTCCGTAAACTTTTCACGGAAAAAAAACCACAAGCCCGCAAAAGCAGCGGACAAAATGGCTGACCAGATATAACTGAGTTCCATTACAAATACCGCCCTTTGGTTTTACCACGCTGGGCAATACCATCCCCACGACGAGATGCAGTTGATGCTTTAGAAACTGAGCCACCGGAAGCCATTTTAATTGCTCCGCCACGCCGCATTGTTTTAGCATTAAACCCAGTTGCTCCAACAGCCCCTGCTGGATTTGCGCCAAGCATAGGATTTGTTGCCGCACCCGGAGCGGCACCAAGCATAGTATTATTTTGTAGAGGAAGTACCTGTGGTTGTTTGATAGGCGCTTCTGGCCCCATTGAACCCGGCAACATAAATTGCTGCTGCATTGGTGTAAATTGTTGTTGCGATTTATCCAGTACACCTACTCCGGGGCCACCAGATGCAGTAGTAGCGCCCAGTCCCGGTTGCGGCATGGTTGGCTGAGTCGCTCCACCAAGCATAGGCTGTTTAGGAAATACCTGTGGAGTTGGCATTGGCCCCATCCGTGGGTCTTGCATAGGAGGCGGCGCCTTCCCGTACGGTGATTGCAGTTGCTGCTGCTGATGTTGTGATTGCAGTTGCTGCTGCTGTTGTGGGGTTAACTTTATCCCGCTAGGCATTGGAGGCATTGGCATAGGGGCCGGACGCTGCTGAACTTTTGGTGGTATTTTTGTAGCCATAATGCTTCCTTAACAGTTCCACGCTTTTAACGATTTATTGATACGAGAGTTCGGATCTTTTGCCGTTTTCTCGCTGGTAAGCTTTTTCTTCATCCCAGTCATCCTTGCACAGAAGGAGTCGCGCCTGCTGCCGCCTTCTGGCTGGGGAGGTTTCAAGTTCATGCCTTGCTTTTTCGCGGAGGCGCGTCCCTTGGCGTTCAGGCCACCATTGGGGTTCTTGCCTTCTTTGCGAGTCCATGCGGGTGTCTTAGCCATTTACTACTTTAAGTTTTTGCTTTGCGTGATCTTTTAGGAGAGGCATCAAAGCATCTTGTTCAAAGTTACGGGTGAATTCTTTTGTGCCAATATGTGGCAAGCTGATCATTGGATCAAGATAAATCTTAAATCCTTCTTGGCGGGCGCGTAAGCAGAATGCATAGTCTTCACCAATGTACTGCCCATCAATAAGAAGGAAGTCAAAGATGGCATATTCTGTTTCGCCATCTCCGTCCCCTGCGTATTTCCATTCAGGATGCTTTTCCATCATGTGTTCAATAACATGGCGGCGAATAAGCATAAATCCTGTCGGGGCGCTCTCAACGCGCATTAAACCGTTTTCATCAAACTCAAGTTCATTATCTTCATTTAGATAAAAATCAAGGAAGAATTTGGCATCGTCTGCACGGCGTGGGTAAGAGCCAGCAACTACATCTTTGTCTGTGGCTAATGCCAGCAAGCGGGTGACAGCTTCTACGTTAATGATTACGTCTGCATCAACAAACAGGAAATCTGTGCAATCTGTTTCCATGAAGTTACGCACAAGCTTATTACGGGCTTTGGAAATAATGGAGCAGCCAGACAGGTGTACCAGATGAATCTGAACACCCATCTTGTCCAACTTGGGAACAAGTTCAGCTATGGCAAACGCAGTCCGAATATTGACTTTGCCGTCATAGCATGGGATCGCAATCATCAGTTTGCGTCCCACCAAGTTGAAACTTTTATCAGCCATAATAAATATTGCAAGCTACTACGTTACTTAATTGGGCATAGACCCCATCGTAAACAATTACACCATCATCAGGAATAAATGGAGCATTGTTAAAAGAATCACTTGCAGCTACGTCGTATGTCATTATCCAACGGCTTGCGTACACCATTGCTGCCCCAGCAGTAATACTGCCAGAGTTAATGTCAGTGACTGTAAACGTGTTTGCGTTTGTAACGGTAACGGGGTAGTTGCCATTTGTTGCTGTGCCGCCTGTACCGGCAGCAAAATCAATACCAATCACTTGACCTGTTACCAAACCATGCGCTGTAGATGAAACAGTGATAGTTGTACCAGAACGACCATAAGTCGCAGTAGTTACTGGAGCAACAGTAGTATCAAATAACGTAACGTACCCAGCGGTTGCAGAACCGGTAAATGAAATGCCTTTTACACGGTTACGCCCAAGCACCATGAAACCACTAGCATTTAAATGCGCTTGTTTTACGGGTGTCTGATTCATAATCAATCTCCTATAAAGCAGGGGCCGAAGCCCCTGAGATTAATTAAGC